TTGAAGACCTTAATGCAGGACTCAGTGATACCATCAAAGCAATTGCAGAGGAGATGGAAATTAAACCTGCTGTACTCAAAAAAGCAATCAAAGTTGCACACAAAGCCAAACTAGGCGACGAAAATGCTGATCATGAAGAACTAAACAGCATTTTAGAAACTGTGGGCAAAACTCTTTGATTGACATTGTCAAGGGCACTATCCAATGGATTCAAGATGATTATCACTCTCACCCTGTTCGTTTTATCATTGAGTGCATGGCCTGGCTCATATCCATTGGGTGTGCTCTTACCATGTCACTCACGGTGCCAAATGTTCCGTTAATTGTACTTTATCCATTATGGATTCTTGGGTGTGCTTTGTACTCCTGGGCTGCTATCACCCGAAGATCTTTTGGTATGTTGGCCAACTACCTGTTACTAACTACCATAGATTCCATTGGTCTTGCAAGATTACTACTTAACTAATATAATACATCCTATGACTTATAAAAAAATTACACTAGGTTTTAACAAAACATGGGTTGATGGTACTGACACACCACCAAAAATAAAACAGTGGGCTGATATAAATATACCAAATAATTACACAATTGATTGGTATGATGGCGAGGATCATGATATAGTTTTTAATCTAACAGCAAAAAATGTCAGCGAGAAAATTGTATCTTTTGCAGTGTTAAGTTTACAAGGTATGAAGTTGTTAGAAACAGAAAATTACGAAACGCATCCTGATGCCAAACACTTGTTTGATTTTGGCGACGACTAATGAGCTACATTGACGCACTATTTGCAAGAGACAAAGATCGCATTCATGTTGTAGAAAGAATCAACGGTGAACGAGTATACAAAGAATACCCTGCCAACTATCTATTCTACTACGATGACCCCAAAGGCAAGTTTCGCACAGTTTACGGTACGCCAGTTTCAAGATTTAGTACTCGCAACGGCAAGGAATATCAAAAAGAAGTAAGAGTTAATTCAAACAAACGACTATGGGAAAGTGACATCAATCCGGTGTTTCGCTGCCTGGAAGAACATTATTCAGGTGTGCAGTCACCCAAGTTACACACAGCTTTCTTTGACATTGAAGTTGATTTTGATCTGGTACGCGGCTACAGTCGTCCCGAAGATCCGTTTAATGCAATTACCAGTATCTCGGTCTATCTGGACTGGCTGGACAAAATGGTAACCATGGTGGTTCCGCCCAAGAGCTACAGTTGGGAAACTGCACAGGAGATCTGTGATCGCTTTGACAACTGTTTCTTGTTTGAACGTGAAGAGGATATGCTGAACACATTCCTTGATCTGATAGATGATGCAGATATTCTAAGTGGCTGGAACAGTGAGGGATTTGATATTCCATACACTACCATGCGTATAATTAAAGTGTTGAGCAAAGACGACACTCGACGGTTATGCTTGTGGGGACAAATGCCCAAACAGCGTACCTTTGAACGATTTGGCGCAGAACAACTTACCTTTGACTTGATTGGTCGAGTACATCTAGACTACATGCAGTTGTATCGCAAGTACACTTACGAAGAACGGCATAGTTATAGTCTGGATGCCATTGCTGAATATGAGTTAGGTGAACGTAAGTTGCAGTACGAAGGAACTCTTGATCAATTGTACAACAAAGACTTTGAAAAGTTCATTGATTACAACAGACAAGATACCATGATTTTGGCCAAGCTGGATCAGAAACTGCGCTTTCTTGACCTGGCCAACGAACTGGCGCACGACAACACAGTGCTGTTGCCCACCACAATGGGCGCAGTGGCAGTTACAGAGCAAGCAATCATCAACGAAGCACATCAACGTGGTCTAGTAGTTCCTAACAGAAAGAACAGAGATGATCAAGGTGACACACAAGCGGCAGGTGCCTATGTTGCTTTCCCAAAAAAAGGCATGCACGACTGGATTGGAGCAATTGACATCAACTCGCTCTATCCCTCGGCTATTAGAGCCCTTAACATGGCGCAAGAAAGTATTGTCGGGCAACTCCGGCCAATAATGACTGAGCGGTACATTGCTGACAAGATTGCAGCAGGTTCAAGTTTTGCCGATGCCTGGGAAAACATGTTCGGCAGTCTTGAGTATACAGCAGTAATGGCAGGTGAAGCAGGTACCGAGATCACCATTGACTGGGAAGGTGACGGTCGTAGTGATGTGTTGAGTGCTGCAGATGTATGGAGACTGGTCTTTGACTCAAATAAACCTTGGATGCTTAGTGCAAATGGCACGATCTTTAGCTATGAACAAAAAGCCGTTGTACCCGGATTACTGGAACGATGGTACGCGGAACGAAAAGAACTCCAGGCAAAGAAAAAGGAATCCACAACTGACGAAGATCGAGCCTTCTGGGACAAACGACAACTTGTCAAAAAGATTAACCTTAACAGTCTCTACGGTGCGATCCTTAATCCAGGTTGTAGATTTTTCGATAAAAGGATTGGTCAAAGTACTACTCTTACTGGACGCATCATTGCTAGGCACATGGATGCATATATCAATGAGTGCATATTCGGTGAATATGACCATGTGGGTAAAAGTATCATCTACGGAGACACTGATTCATGTTATTTCACAGCTTGGCCAGCAGTTAGAGAAGAAGTTGAATCCGGCAGAATGGAATGGAACCAAGACATTTGCACTCAGTTGTACGACACCATTGCAGACCAAGTCAATGCCAGCTTTCCGGCATTTATGGAACGAGCCTGTCATGTACCCAGATCTAACGGTGAGCTAATCAAAGGTGGACGTGAACTTGTAGCCAGTAAAGGTTTGTTTATCAAGAAGAAACGCTATGCTCTACTAATGTATGATTACGAAGGCGTCAGACTAGATACCCACGGCAAGCCAGGCAAGGTCAAGGCCATGGGGCTGGATCTCAAACGTAGCGATACTCCCAAAGTGGTGCAAGATTTCTTGAGTGAGTTGTTGACTGCTGTGCTCACTGACGCCAAACGAGAAGAGATATACGATCGTGTGCGTGAGTTCAAGATTGCATTTCAAGACCGACCTGCATGGGAAAAAGGTACACCCAAACGTGTGAACAACTTGACCAAGTATGGCAAAGAAGAAGAACGACTGGGTCGTGCCAACATGCCCGGGCATGTTCGTGCTGCACTTAACTGGAACAATCTACGTCGCATGCACGGAGACAATTACAGCATCGCTATCGTAGACGGGATGAAAACCATTGTGTGCAAACTACGAGACAATCCGCTGGGCTATACCAGTGTGGGTTACCCAACAGATGAAACACATATCCCACAATGGTTTAAAGATCTACCGTTTGACGACAATCTAATGGAAGCCACCATTGTTGACCAAAAGGTGGAGAACTTGTTGGGAGTATTGGCATGGGATATTCCCAGTCACACAGATATCAAGACAACTTTTGATAGCCTATTCTCGTTTGATTAAATATCTATGTACACAATCATTAACGGTGTGTGGCAAAGATCAATGAAACTGCACGAATTGGTATTATTGCGTAATGAATTACAGAAGGCCATAGAGCTCTCTACGATCAAGCTCGAGCTTGAAAAAAATAAAGCATCCTTGCAATCCATGGCCACACTTGGCAACGAGAAATACCAGCAACAAATCACAAATGCTGCAGCTGAATTACACAACAAAATTTTTACCAATTTGGACCAAGATTTAGCCAGCATACAACACATAATTGACCAGGTAGATCATGAAATTGATGTAAAGACCAAAAAGTTTTTTGAAAAGAACTACCAGACTGAATACACCCATACCAGCCCAGGTATCATACGAGATATCAAACGAATGGCCATGGTTGAAGGATCTGATACCACTCTGATCAATCGAATCAGACTGTACAGCGGGTGGAAATATCCTGCATTGGAAATTGGATGCAGGGATGGCGAGTGGACCAAACATCTGGTATCTTCGGACCCGCTTTATGTCAGTGACATGCATCAAGAATTCCTTGACAACACAAATAATCAATTTACACCAGAATACCAGGCTCGCCTAAGAAAATATCTAATTGTTGATTACAAGATAAACCAACTACCTGCGAATCAATTTGGGTTTATCTTTAGCTATAACTTTTTTAATTACTTGAGTCTGGACAGTATAAAACAATTTTTGATTCAGTCGTTGACTTGGTTAAAGCCCGGTGGAATCATATTGTTTACCTACAACAACGGAGATCTGAGTGCAAGCGCAGGATTAAGCGAAAGCTATTTCATGACCTATGTACCAAAAAGTATGTTGTTGCCACTGGCTGAAAGTTTAGGCTTTGAAGTTGTTGACGCTCCAGATTTCTTGCCATCTACCAGCTGGGTAGAATTAAAAAAACCCGGCACCTTATCCACAGTTAAAGCTCATCAGGTCCTTGGCGAAATAAAATATCGTTAGGTGTTGACTTTTCTAAATACAATTGTTATACTTACACACTTATTAGGAGAATTACATGCGAGATTACTTACTTGACATAGTTTCACACACCCACAGCTTAGGCATTATTGATTTAGTTAAAATCACTGGCACAGATTCCATTACATCAATTGATGCAGTCAGCGAAGAACGTATTGCCATTGTGCAAGCACAATTTCATACTCCTGTTCCAGATTTTGTAGGCACGTTTGGTATGCCAAGTTTGGGTAAACTTAATACTATTCTTGGTATTCCCGAATACCGAGAAGATGCTAAATTGAGTATTATCACAAGAGATAAAGATGGCGTTGCCGAACCTGGAGGCATACATTTTGAAAACAAGGCTGGCGACTTTAAAAATGACTATCGCTTCATGAGCGCAGAAATTGTAAACGACAAACTCAAAACAGTCAAGTTCAAAGGTGTCAAGTGGGGCGTGGAAATTGAGCCCAGTGTAGCAGCTATTCAGCGTCTACGTTTCCAATCACAGGCCAACAGCGAAGAAACTACATTTATTGCCAAAACAGAAAACGGCAATCTAGTATTTTACTTTGGTGATCATAGTAGTCATGCCGGCAACTTTGTATTTGCCCACGACGTGGCAGGGTCGTTGACCAAAGCATGGCACTGGCCCATCAGTGCTGTTATCAGTATCCTTGGGCTGCCAGGTGATAAAATGATTCGATTTAGCGACGAAGGTGCTGCACAGATCACAGTTGACAGCGGCCTAGCAGTTTACAATTACATAATTCCTGCACAGCAAAAGTGATTGATTTTTTAGAATATTATAAATTAAAGGGTCATGTGTTTGGCGAATGTATGTCAAAGCCAGACTCTGACCTAATGTATATCAATATTCCTAAAAATGCCACGTCGTGGACCAAACCCAATTTGAAAGATTGGGGATGGGAGATTTACAATTACCATACCGACAATCTGTATCACAAACATGCCTTGGTTGTATTGCGAGATCCGGTTGATCGTTGGTTAAGCGGGATCGCAGAATACATGTTCTTGTATCATAACCAATTGGATCCTTTGCAGTTTTTGGATGCCTTTTTTGATTTAGTATTTGATCGTGTTGCCTTTGATGATCACACTGAACAACAAGTGTTATTTCTAGATGGTATCAATTTAGATAACTGCACATTTTTTTTGTGCGACTCAAGCTACCGGCAGCTGTTTAGTCAATTTCTGAGTAGTCATGGCATGACTAATCGGTACTTTAAATACAATTATCAACATGTGACAGAAAACAGTAGTGAACGTTTTAGATTTAAACAAATTTTTAAAAAAGCATTAGAAGAAAAACCTAAATATTTTGAACAGGTAACTCAGTACTTTAGCAAAGACCATAACTTAATTAATTTGATAAAATTTTATGGAACGCCTTGATTTACAATTTTATATTGATAATTCCAACAAATTTTTATATATGCCAATTGCGAAAAATGCTCATACTAAACTGACCGAGGCTTTTTGTAATGCATCGTGGTTTTATATTAGTAATCTTGCACCTGCAGATTTAAAGGATCTGCTGGCTAATAAAAATATATTTTGTGTTCTGCGTGATCCACTAGAGCGATGGATCACTGCTTTTATTACATGCTGTTTGTCAATTGAAACACCAGAAGGTCGTGCAAATCTACCTGCTGACTCAGTTAAACTACTAGATCGTTTTTGTCAATTGTTAACCAAGGATGTTAAATCTTCTTTTATATACTTTTTCTCACGTAACAAATTTAATCTTGATTGGCACACACAACTTCAAATTGAGTATATACAACTTATTGATTTAGAAAAAATAACTTTTTTTTATCTGAACGACAATACTGGAAGTCAAATAAGGCAATGGCTTGCTTCTGTTAATATTGATCTTCCGTTGGATGATAAAAAAATTAACCCTATGTTCCTTAATAGACCACTTTACGTAAATTTAGTAGCATTTTTAGCTGACCCAGGCAATATTGAACATAAACAAAAATTATTAGAATACCTTCAACCAGACTACAATCTAATTAACTCGGTAAAATTTTATGCAGGATGATTTAACAAGTAAACAAAACGACTATGCGGTATTCTTGCCAGCAATATCTGGCTTCTATGCCACATTTATAGGAAAACAACGTGTTAACAATGATTATGTTGATCCTGCTCGTATGCCACAGGGAATACCCCACATGGAGCAACTCAACTGGCTCAACAGTCAACAAGCACTGTTTCCGTACCATTGGAGTCTCTACTCAGCAGGACACGCAAATCTAGACTTAACCAAAGACGATCCCGGCGAGGACATGGTTCGTAAGCGTGAGCCAGGCACGTTCATGCTGGGAGACTCAGGCGGATTCCAGATTGCCAAGGGCTTGTGGGAAGGTGACTGGAAGGCCAACTCAGGTTGCCCTCGGGCACAGGCCAAGCGCGAAGCAGTCTTGAAGTGGTTAGATGGCATCAGTGATTATGCCATGACCTTGGATATTCCTACCTGGGTAGTTCATAGTCCCAAAGCCAGTGCAGCATGTCAAATTACCACGCACCAAGAAGC